CGAAAGACCGCCCGCTGGGATGTACACGGGTTTATCGCCCAACTTGAGGGTGTAAAGGTACGGTTCAAGTTCCTGATTGATGTACCATACCGCGTTGCCTCTCGACCTTGCCCACAGGCGATTCCACATCTTGATGAGGTTCTCGACCGTAATGGTGTCGGTTTGGTCTTTTTCCTTTTCAACCTTGACGATTGCGCCGCTGTTCAGGATGCCGAGAGGTTCGCCCTCACCGCTTCCGTCCAAGATTGCATCGTCAATCTTGAATCCGAACTCTTCGGCGAATGCCTGACGGATAACCGCCTCCAATGCCGCCGCATCCTGCAACAGTTCGTCCGTGGCGTAGCACAGACCCGTGAGTTTCTTGAGCGAGAGTTCCAACTGACGGAACTTGGGTTTGCTGCCCGTGAGTTCGTCCGCCTCACCCTCCCAATAGGTCTGCACACCGCCCCAACGGCTGCCGTTGGCTCTGCTGTCTTCGTCCACGGCGTTTATCTTCATACCGTTGGCGTTCGTGCTGATGGGGATTTTCTTTGCTCTGCTTGCCAAGATACCCGTTTCGTAGGTTCTCTTTAACAGTTCGGTTACGAAGTCCTGCTGAACGAGGAAACCACCATCCGAGGGGGTGCTTTCGTTGAGTCCGCTTGCCGCTCTGGTGGTCAGTCTTTCGTCAACCTTTCCGCCGGGTGCCGCCGCCCTGTAGGCTGCAAGCAACTGTTCGCCGAAGGTGGCGAATCTCTTTTCCTCGCCCTTGCTCGGAGTGGGTTTCACTTCGGGTTTCTCCGTTGCCGAACGGTCTTCGGGTTCGATTGCAAGGAGCTTCTCCGCTCTGCTGATGCTCTCGTCCCACGAGCGGATTTCCGACTCGTATCCGTCTATCTCTTTCTGCTCTTCGCCCGTGAGGAACCTGTCCTCCGCTTCCGCTTTGTTGAGAACCGCCATCGCTTTCAGACGGGCGTCTTCTCTTTTGGCTTTCATTTCCAAGACTTTCTTCATAGTCATAATTCGTTTTCCTCCGATTAAATGTTTTTGAATTTGGTTTGCAAGCCTTTGAGTTTTGCTTGCTGTTTTGCTCTCTCGGCGGTTCTTTCCGCCTCTTCTGCCTTACTGCGTTGCTCCGCCTTGTACCCGTTGTATTCTTCCATCGCCCTTACACCCACGTCCGTGGCGGTGTAGGCGGGGAATGTTACGGGACTCACGTCGAACAACTGCACCTTGCGGATCTCTCGCACGTCCATTCCGTCCCTTGTCGACCACTTATCATCTTCGACTATGAAACCTATGGACATCTGGGTGATGTCGCCCCGGCGGATGCTTGCTTGCAAATCTTTTGCCCAAGTTGTATCGGGCGGTGTTATCCGCACACGCAAGCCGACGTCGTCTTCTACAAGTTCGAGTGTTCCCGCTCGGTTTCTGCCAAGCACGTAGTTCGGATCGTGGTTGAACAGCGCTCTTATATCGTCACCTCCAATGCTTTCATTGAACGCACCTTTGCGGACGATTTCTTGGAACGGAAAGATTCCGCCGAGCGTTTCGCTCCACGAGTCGAACACCGCAGCGTGTCCCTCGATCACCGAGTTACCGCTTTCGTTTTCGTTTACCCGAAGTTCCCTCATCGGGAGCATTCGGAGTTCCTTCTTGCCCTTCTCCATCGTTACCTCCTTCTTCTTTTTCTTTCCCGACCGCCGCCGCAGTCATATTGCCGTTGACGAGATAATCGTCACCGCCCTGCTCGACAGGAACGAGCGACATATCCTCTAAACGGCGAATGTCGTTTATTGACAGCCATCCGTTTTGTCTGCCTATCGCATAGCCTTCCATTCTTGACTTGTAATCGCCACGCATCAAGCCGTCCACGTTGAACTTGGCGAAATACAAAAGCCGTTCCTTCTCGTCTAAGAGTGAACGGCTTATTGCTTGCTCCCATCGTACCAACCACGGTCGTATGGTGTGCTGCACAAATTCGATTGACTGATGTTCAATGTTGCTGAAAGTGGCTCTCTCCAAGTCGCCTACAAGGTGCGGCGGAACACGGAAGATTCGGCAGATTTCGTTGACTTGGTATTTTCGGGTTTCGAGAAACTGTGCGTCTTCGGGCGCGATGCCGATGGTATGGTATTTCATACCTTCTTCAAGCACCGCCACCTTATGGCTGTTTCGCGTCCCCTGATAGACCTTGTTCCAACTCTCCCTTAACTTTTCGGGATCTTTGAGTATGCCGGGGTGTTCCAACACACCGCCGGGGCGCGCTCCGTTACCGAAGAATTTCGCACCGTATTCCTCCGTTGCAAGCGACAGCCCGACAGCTTCTCTCGCTTGCGCTATGGGACTCAAGCCCTTTACTCCGTCCAGCGACAGTCCTTTGATATGGAAGATTTGGTCTGGGCGGTATTCAATAGTTTGATTGGTGATATCGTCCGAATACGTGTATTTTATCTTGCCCGTTTGCGTGTCACGCTCTACCGTCATAAGGTTAGGCTTTAAGTACCAAAGTTCGGTTACGTGTCCGTTCTTACGGATTTTCCTTGCGTATGCATTGCCCCATAATAGGAGCGAGGTCATCATCGTTTCCCGAAACTCGAACGAGGTCATTTCGTCATTCGGCATTTCGTAAAGGCAAGAAAAAAGCGGATGTTGCTCCGCCGATTCGTTCTTTCCGTCCTTTCCTTTTTTGTATAGGTGTAAGGGCAGACTTGCTATTGTTTCCGCTAGGATTTTTACGCAGGCATACACCGCCGAGGTCTGCATCGACCGCAGTTCGTCCACCTGTACTCCGCTCTGGCTATTGCCTATGAAGTCCACATCGACGCCTTTCATAAACTCGACCATTTCCTTGCTCGGCTTGCTGCGCCGTTCCTTTTTAGGAGCATCTCTACTCCGCCCGAATATTCCCATTCGCACCTCCGTTTTGAAATGATAAAACCGCCCTTTCGGACGGTTCATTGTTTGTTTTATTTGCAGTTTTCGGGGTTCTTAAAGTATGCGAGGATTGCCTTGACCATTGCTTTGCCCTCGGCAGTTTTCGCCCTTAAATCCCAACCCCTGTCGTAGTTGCATACCCCGTCTATCCAGAGTTTGCTGACGTTGCTTTTGTTAAGCCCAAACTCTTCGCTCGGTTCTTCATAGACCTTTGCGTTGAACTTGATTCCGTCTATCGTACCGATTTTCCAATTGCCTTGCGTTTGCGTTACCTTTATGCTTGCCATCTTATTTCGCCTCCCTTTTCGCTCCGAGCGCATATGCCTGTTCGAGCATCTTCTTTAATCCCCACACCGAGATGTCGATAAAGTCTTCGCTGTCGCTGTTACGCTCTTCGAGGTCTCCGCGCTCTCTTATCGTTGCGCTGTAAATCTTCGCTATTTTTAAGAGTTCCTTTTCGGTCGTTTTAGTGATTATAATGGGCATTTTATGTTCTCCTTCGGGGTGTTTCCCCTTTTGTTTATCGTACCTATACAATACCGTAAACAACCGAAAGAGCCCAGCGAAAGAGCGCAGAAACACACAACTTTTTTCGAGAAATTTCAAACTTTTTTCCACGAAAAAACCGCCCATTTGGACGGTTCGCGTTCGGCTCGTTTTAGTTGATTTTAAGGATAACCGCAGGCACTAATCTACGCAATTTTTTTTGTTCCTCCCAATCCCATTCCTCGTAGTTTGAGGGGACTTGTTTCATCCCGACTACCTTGCAGCCTAATTTGCAGAACTCCCACAGCACTTCGGGCATTCCACTAAACGATGAGCTGATAGTGATTTGTTTAATTTCGTTTGCTCGGCAGGTTTCTACGATGTACTCTATGTCCCTTTCCCATATCGTTTCGTAGAAGTTAAGGTCATCACATCCCGCATCCTTGCTGTTCCTGTATGCCCAGAACATCGTTCCATTTATTCCCTCGTCTTTGAGGCTTGCCACTTGGTTCTTGATCGCGTCTTCGTACTGCTTGATAAATTTCATTTTCTTTCCTCCGATTATGCTATTGTAAGGTAGCCTTTGTTGTCCACCGTGTATCCGATTTTTACGCCTTGGCGTTCTGCGAAGTAGATGAGGTTGTCGATTGCCGTGCGGTAGTCCTTAACCGCTGCGGTGTATCTCACTTTTTTGTAGTGATTGTGGTCCCGCACGAGTGCTGCGAGTTTGTCCTCGCAGTAGTCTTTCCATTCGTTTTTTGCCGTTGCGTTTGTCTTTTTCATAGTGGTTGCTCCCTTTCGTTTATCGTACCTATACAATACCGTAATCCGCCGAAAGAGCCCAGCGAAATTGCGTAGAAACACACAAGTTTTTTCGAGAAAATCGAACTTTTTTTGATGTTTTAACTGGTCGATTTAGACCTGTTTAATCGAATATTTCCACCCCGTTTCGGATGTGCTTTACCTCGACCTCCGGGCAGAGTTCACGGTATCTGCGGACGATAACATCGCAGTATTTCGGTTCGAGTTCTATGGCACAGCACTTGCGGTTCAACTGCTCCGATGCTATCAGCGTCGAGCCGCTTCCGCCG